AAATTGTTATTTTAGTTGTAACAGAAGATGGAATCGTACAAGAGTTCATAAAGACTAAACATGACTACTTACCACTACTAGTAGAATCTATAGACGATTTCACAACACATTGGGAAAAAGAAAATGAAGTGGTTCATAGTAGTCGTGATGACAACGCAGCTTAATGTAGGACAACCAGAAACACCTTTGTGGATACCAGAACTTGTTTTTGATGCAGAAGAAGAATGTATGACTTTTGCAAGAAACAATCAAATTAAACTTTTTAGAAAGTCTATTGAGTCATATGAAGGTTCTGTGCTTCCTACTGGAATGAAATGCATTGACCAAAACCTAATGAATGAATTAGGTGAGATATACAGAAAGAATAACAATGAAGAACTTATTTAGTGCATTGGTTTTATCACTTGTTATGGGAACAAGTGCATATGCAGAACATGAAAAGAATACTTACAATTCTACAAAACCAGTAAGTTGTAATACTTTTGAAAATGTAACTGCTCTTATTGGTGGTCAATTTGGTGAAATGCCTTATATGCAAGGAGATGGTCTTGCAGCTGCAGTTGATGGCAAACAATTTATTAAAACACAAGTAGTCGTTGCAGTTAACCTAGAAACTAATACATTCAGTGTTGTTGAGGTAATTAGTCCAGAACTTGCTTGTATTATTGCTGGGGGTAATAACTTTAGATTCAATAAATCACCATCACAAAAAACTGGTGTTTCATGGGAGAAATAAATGTACGAGTATAAATGTAAAATAGTTAGAATTGTTGATGGAGATACAGTTGATGTAGACATTGACTTAGGATTTGGTGTTTGGATGCGAAAACAACGTATCCGAATGTATGGAATAGATACACCAGAATCTAGAACATCTGACCCTATTGAAAAAGTCTATGGAAAAGCTGCAACTGCATTTCTAACTAAATGGACAAATGCTGGTGAACTTACTTTGAAAACATTTAAAGATGGTAAAGGTAAATTTGGTCGTATTCTGGGTGAACTCTGGTATGGTGGTGAACATAATATCAACCAACTCTTGGTAGATAATCATCATGCAGTTAGATATCATGGACAATCTAAAGAAGATATTGCAGAAGAACATTTGAAGAATAGAGAAAAATTAAACTTGACAATAGAAGAGTAATCTGGTATAAATAGAATCACAATTTGTTGATACAAATCGAAGAACGGGCAGGACATGGGGGCAGTACCCATCGCCTCCACCATAACTACTCTTAGATGAGATAGTGAATCACTGCGTGAGAGTAGTTATGATGGGGGCGAAATAGGTTCGACTGACGTAGATAGAGGCGAGTAGAATTGTCGGATGACTGCGTAATAGGTCAAAACTGTAAATGCAAACGATAACTTTGCGCCTGTTGATTACGCCCTTGCGGCCTAATTAAACTGAGTTTTGATGGTGTACTTGGAAACAGAAACATCATCACCAGTTTTAAAGTTTTCGCTGACGAGCGAAATCGCATTGTGACTGAAGAATCCCTTGGAGAAGGGGATAAGGTATTCTGATGAGTTTAGCGACTCAGTTCTTAGCGGAACAGTCGGAAGTTTAAGTCGAGGTAGAAATGGTATTCTTCCAGTGACGAGATGTAGGTAAACCTAGTCCTACCAATGCATTAATTATAATTATGGAGTTTATTGTGTTTAGGTATCGTGTAACTGCATACTTTAGAGATAAGAAAGTTGTAAGAGCATTTAAAGACATATATGATGCGATAGATTTCAGAGATGTCGTGGATGCACATTATCCACTAAAAGTAACATTTGAAAAGGTGATAGATATGAGACAATGGGTATATGATTGTTGGAATGGTGTTATGGACATGGATAAGAATCCATTGAGACATATTCCAGATACAAGTACAAGACATTTAATTTTACAAATACTTGCATGGATGTGGTGCATGGTATTTTCTTTTTACATTGGTAGTTTTATTGTATTCGGTATTAGTGCAATCGCTCATGTTTTATTACTTGCAGCTATTGCTGTAACAGTTATGACATTTGAAACTGCAAAACGTAGACCAACCTTTTTTAACGATTTCCCTACATCTACACCAAGTCGTGCAAGAACCATGTGGATTGATGGTAAGAAAGTTGAGTTAGACCCACAAGATAAAGGTGGGGAACATGAGTAATCAACACAACTATTGCACAACAAAAGGACTTGGTTATGCATTTGCAATACTAACATTCTTTATTGTATGTGTTCCTTGGGGTATGACATATATCATGGTAGGTCATGATGATTATGCACGATATTGTAAAATGACACCATTGTTACCATGTTTCGGAGTAGGTGGATGACACCTAGAGAAGAAGCACAAATAGAAGCAGAAAAGACATTTGATACATTTATGTTGTATAGTAAAAGAACTGTAATGTGGATTATATTTGGTATAGTTGTAGTAGTTGTAGGATGTAACAGTGGGGTTGATGGTACACAAGGTGGATATGACGGTGAAGTGTATAATCCTAGTAATTTAAGTGTTAAAAAATGACAAATATTAATTTTAAACCTATCTTCCCATCACCACTTGGATATGTTAATTTTGGTGAAGCCAATCGTGATTTAAATAAACGATTGATTGAAGACATTGAAAATGAGATGACGGAAAGTGAAGGTAAAACTAGGACGTTTAAAAAAAATAAAATG